AAGAGACAGGCTTCAGGCAGCACTCGGTGACATTGACCTCGGGCCAAGGGCTCCGTTCTGGAACTATGCTCTATCCACTTCCACCGAAGACACTCTTCACGTTCAACCTTACAAATTGATGGATGGCGATAATCATTTTGACCTGTCCATTCCTTTTCAGGAACTGACATTCGCTTGGCTAAGGGTTCATCCAAGCATCGCAAGCAGCTATCAGGCGTGGGAAAGAGGGGAATATCCCGCTGACACACAATTCTATGTTGCTGACGATGAAATTGAGAATGCAATAGTATACAAGAAGAAGCAGTTGATAAACAAGGCTATCAGTAAGTTTGACAGCATGACTCCTGCAAAGAAGAGGAAAGTAGCGAGATTGCTTGGACTCCCCATTACGGAGAACACTAAGGATGAAGTCGTATATAATGAAGTGGACAATGTTCTTAAACAGACAGAGTTTAAGTCAGGTAAGTACCAGGGACTTTCTACGATTGAGGTATTCAATAGGTTTGCCGATATGAAGGAGGATTTGCTCCATGTGAAAGATTTGGTGAAACAAGCCATCTCCTATTCCATATACAGGGTTAAACCCAATGGCAAGGTGTATGAAGGAGAGTATGAAGTCGCAACTGATGAGGAGGAGGTCGTGAAAATGTTGATTGATGACGATAACCAGGACATGCTCCTCACTCTTGAGGCTAAATTGAAATCGAAGAAATTAGCTGAAGTATGATACCTGTAGATAGCTTGTTATATAAGATAGACCAAAAACTAAATAAATTATCTACTAACGAGCATCAAAGGATACAACTTGAAGATAAGATACTTGCTCTGAATGAAGCCCAGCTGAAGCTGATAAAGCAGAAGGTTAACGGCTTAAGTGTTGTAAGTGGACTTGGTTATGACGCTTTCAAGAAGCGTTATGAGGATCTTCAGATACTTGCTGAGAACTATATGGATCATCCCCTCATTCCAGAGGAGACTGATAGTAACATTAATCAGTGGTCTGTTGATTTTACTACTCTTGACCCTACCTATATGTTCTATCTTGACAGCTATATATTGGCTGATAAAGGTAAATGCAAGGATAGGATAATATGGATAAATAGTGAGTTGACAAAGCATGGTGATTTACAGTTTCTGTTGAATAATAAACATTATCAGCCATCCTTTGAATATCAAGAAACTTTTAGTATCTTGTCATCTGATAGTATGAGTGTATTCACTGATGGTACATTCACTCCTACGAAACTATATATCATGTACTTAAGGTATCCGCTTTACATTGATAAAGCAGGATATGTTAAGTTTGATGGGACGGATTCCGTCGATCAGGACTGTGAATTAAACCTTTACCTTGAAGATGAACTCCTCGATTTGACTGTCCAATCCCTTGCTATGTATACTGAGAATGCTTCTGCTGTGCAAAGTGCACAGTTTAGAATACAGACAAATGAATAATTAACAATTTAAAATTTAAACAAAATGGCAGATTTTTCTTTGACTACACTCTTCGTAGTGCCGACAAGTCAGACAGCTTTGCCTGCAACTGACAGTATCTCTACGCAAGACTTAACTGCGGGTCAAGTGGGAATATTCGCGCCTGATTACAAGGCCACCACGACTCCTGGAAGTGAAGAGTATTTCTACATTGCCCAAGGTAGGGAAAACACTTACCTTCAGGGCACTAAACGTTCTGACAAAATCAAGGGTTGTGGTGTTTCGTCTCCTTGCAATTCTAATGTTACTGAATGGTATAAAGTTGGTGGTTGTGGAACTCCCACCAATCAGATTATTCAGATTAAGGACTGGACTGCAAAGTGTGGGGATGTAATCACCATTACTTTGCGTGCTCACTCTGCATACCTTGATTCTCTCTATTTCAATGGGTTAACCCGCAGTGTTACTGTTCAGGTCCCCTGTTGCGAATGCGGTGAAGATCCTTGCACCGAAGTTGATTGTGATACTCTTCTTGACCTTGTCATGGAGAAGCTCACTGGGTATAATGTTACCGATGGTGTGATTGACTGGACTTCCCCCATTTCTACGGCTGAAGTTCCTGATGATCCTTTCACCGTCAATCTGAACACCTATTTTACCTTCTCGAAGGTGACTGTTGGTGAAACAGCTGGCTTTCGTGATAGTCCTTTCGTCGTCGGGATAAAGATTGGTGATGGTGGTGAAGATACTTGTGTCCTTCAGATTGAAGGCAAGCCTCTCACCAAGTTTGGTGTTCCTTGTGACGTTGCTGCTTTCCCGCATGAATATGACAGGATGTGGTTCAGGGCTTTCGTGTACAACGGACCTGCCACTACGGCAGACTTCCTTGTTACCGATGCTTGCGAACCTGTTGCCACTGTCACTACTGTTCAGAATTCCACCTATGCCACTGGTACTTACGAGGAAATCAAACAGCTTGAAATAGACTACCATAGCTATCAGGCTGGTTATCTGAAACACCTCTACAGGTGGGCTGGATACAACCAGAACTTTGAGAGCTGGGCAGAAAGCGGTAAGGTTTATGACACCTTCTACATCAAGTTCAATGAGTATTTCAAGGGCGCATATAACTGGGGAGATTATATTCCCAGAGACAGCATGGTGATAATTGCTGCTGAAGCAGGAAGTAATTTCAGTGCGGCTCTTGAAACCGCTCTTGAAACTGCTCTTGGTACAGTAACTGCTGATAACGTGTGTATCACTACCACCAGCACCACTACTGCTGCTCCGACTACCACTACCACTACTGCTGCTCCGACTACCACTACGACTACAACTAGTGGAAGTTAGTATATAATTGAATAAATTGATAAATGAGCCAGGGGAAGAGGAATCAAATCCTCTGGCTCTTTTTATTTAAGAGGATGGCAGATTTAAGTTTAGATATAGTAGTACTTCCTACCTATAATAAGTACAATATTGCCGTGGTAGATAATTCAACCTACCCGACTAACCCTCCTGCCCCCAATACTCCCTGGATAGAGATTAATATTCCTGGATTTTCCACATATTCAGGAGCATTCGTACCTGCTGAGGCCAATGTCTATAATTCCACTGACTTCGGCTTGACTGAGGACACCAATTATGTTGCTCTTCCCGATGGCATCTACCATATAAGATATACTAACAATCCTGCATATACATATTATGTGGAGAAGAGTATAATGAGGGTGGAAAAGATAATGGAGCTTTTTGACAGCGTTTTCATGCAACTTGATATGATGGAGTGTGACAAGGCCATCAAGAAGCAGTCTATGGTGGAGCTTAACACGATATATTTCTTCATACAGGGAGCTATTGCTGCGGCTAATAATTGCGCTAACGTACAGGCTGAGAAACTATATGCTCAGGCCTGGTATATGCTTGAAAATATGAAGACCGGAGGCTGTGGCTGTTCCGGCAATAATTATTTAATAAACTTTCAATAATGAGATCTGGTATCTATAAAATACTGAATGTAACTACTGGTAAATTTTATATTGGTAGTTCTAAAAATATAGATACGAGGTTTACACAGCATAGAAATAAACTTAATAAGAATAAACATTATAATACCTATCTCCAAAATGCGTGGAATAAGTATGGAGAAGAAAGTTTTAAATTTGAGATAGTTGAAGAAGTTACTTTTCATAGTAGAAAGCAACTAAAAGATTTAGAACAATCTTATCTAGATAATATTGATAAGCCTACTACTTATAATATATGCAAATATGCTGATGGAGGAGAAACTGGTCCTGCCTTAATTGGCTATAAACATCCTAGACATAGGAAAATATCTGTATACGATATTAATATGAATTTTATAGAAGAAATATCTGGACTCAGAGAAGCAGAACGAAAATACAATACTAAGTGTGTTTATAAGTGCTGTATGGGGAAAATAAGTAACGCTGTAAATTTCATATTTAAGTACAGTGATGATTTTAAACCATATATACGAAAACATGCAAAATATCATCCTAAGAATCCTATTGTTTGTTTAGATTCAAATGGTGAATTTTTATGTGAGTACGATTCTGTATTAAGTGCTAGCAGACAATTAAATGTGTCGAGAGAATACATAGATAGGCGATTACAAAATCGTGAACCTAGAATTAAAAAGTATTTTTTTAAATATAAATATCAAAAGGATGTCGTGTAAACCAACAGTATGCAGTGTGTGTCATGGTACATTTCCTGCATGTCAGATAAAGAATGGAAAATGTGCGAGTTGTAGAGCTAAGGAAACTGCTCCTGCTGCACCTGCTTCTAAGAATGAACCTGTAAGAGGTAAGTAAGATGTTATACACAAGATTAACGGATTGTGGCGAATGTGCAGACATTCAATCTCTGATGGATGACATTGATTGCAAACTTGCGGATTTGGCTGTCAATATGTACAACAATATTACGTTGATGTTGGATCAGCCAATTAACTCGGAAGCAATCATTAGTCTCTTGAACTACAGGAGAATATTGCTCCATAAGTATGTCAATCCTGTGTATCTGAGCAATTATACTATAAACATGATTGCTGCGAAAGTTAAACTTTTAATATTCAAACAATGAGTTGTGGTGGTTGTTTCACTGGATGCGTGAATGTTACGTCAGACAAATGTGTAAAATATACAGGAGAGAACATTCCTGAGTTGGGTATAGAAACCAATGACTCCTTATCAAGAGTATTGGAGCTTATTACTGACTATCTGCTGGATGGTGAATATGCCAAGTATTGTAATAGGATGGTTCCTTATGAGGTTGTTCGTTTTCATAGTGATGATTTCTCCATGTTTTCATTCAATGGCGCAGGAATTGGCAAGTGGGAGAATATATACATATGCAACGGGAATAACGGAACTCCAGCTCTTTCATCTGGTGAAGTTTACTATATAATGTATAAACCTTCTTGACCATGAAAATCACAGATTATTTTAAAACTCTATTTAAAGCCATGTTAGGTAATATAACGTCAGATGATATCAGTTATTCAGGTCCTCCGCTGCCCTGTATAGGTATTGAGAATTGCGATACTCTGACTTCTGCTATACAGAAGATAGAGGCTGCTATATGTGAAATACAGCAAACTATAACTACTACCACTACAGTTTTTCATAGGCCTGAAGACGTGGTTAATGTATATTATACCACTAATGTAACCTATGCTAACGGTATAACAGTTAATATAAGTGAATTGACGCCTGTTGCTGCATGTAATGCTTTGACTGTTCAATGTGCATCTTCACATACTGTATCTTCTTCAGGAGCATGGGGACAAATAACAAACTTTCCTCCATCAGGAGATGAAATAGCATATTTATATGCTGATGATAGTACTAATGTAGTTGCTGATGGTGTTTACATGATACGTCTTAAGGTAAGAAGTACTTACTCGTCTTCGCATATAAGATACATATGCGAAATTGTGGACGGTGTAGTTGTTTCAGTTACAACTTGTGAAGTGAACCTCACTTAAACTGTTGAAAATGAGTCCAACTTGGCCATATTACTTGCCTGTCAATCCATGCTGTACACCAGTGCCTGCATGTACACCACCTTCATGTTGTCCTGAACCTTGTGCAAGTCCCTGCTATGCAGATCCTTGTGCAGATCCTTGCCACATCATAGGAAGAAGGACTGACGATTTTGCTTATAATGGTACAAATCTTCCTTGCACGGAGATTGATGAATGTGATACATTGACGGTAGTGTTGCAGAAAATAGAGGAGAAGATATGCGAATTGCAGGCTCTCCTTATTCCTACTACTACCAGTACAACCAGTTCAAGTACTACTACTACCAGTACTACTATAATGGATTGTAGTATTGATGGTCATGCAATTCAGATAAATTGTAGTATTGATGGTCATGCAATTCAGATAAGATGATAATTAAAAATCAATAGATATGTTAGTAAGTGTAATAATAAATTCGATGGGTAGTGCAGTTGGTCCAAAGATTAATGTAATTGCCATGCCTAGTGGTATAATACCTACTGGACCGGATGATGCCAGTTGTGTAGATCCTGGTTATTTTTCTGTAAGTAGGGTGTACGATGTACCTAATGATACAACAAGTATAATAATACGAAGTGTTGAATATAACTGTAGTACTCCTGGTGTTTGTAATGACTATAAAATGGATATATTGCTAGCTCCAACTAC